GTCTTTTTGTACCAAGAATATAAAGTGTGCATCAACATTTAAGTTTTCAACAACAACTTGAATCATTGGTTTGCCATTAACTTCAATTAATGGTTTAGGAAATGTGTATCCTGCTTGGGCAAATCTACTACCAGCACCTGCCATTGGTATTAATACATTCATCTTATTATCTCTCCATGGTATCTTTTTTCTCGTCACGCCATCAAGTATATCTTTTGCTTCATCAATCTTTTCTTTGGTCAAATCTGTTGTATCTTTTACTGGTACTAGATGAGCACCAGAATTCAATGCACCTTCACGACCAATATGACTATCTTCAATGATTACTGTATTCTTAGGCAATACATCTAATTCAGTCATACATTTCCAATACATCTCAGGAAATGGTTTTGTTCTCTTTACATCTTCATTGCTGATATAGTAATCAACAAACTCTAACACACCAATACTTAGTAATGCAATTTTTACAGTTTCACGAATTGAATTACTAGCAACTGCAATCTTAATACCTTGTAACTTAAGTAACTGAAATGTATCAATTAGAAATTGATTCTTTGGAAACTGTTTGATAAGTGTAAAAGTAATCTCTTGTTTATCAGACCATACTTTAGTATAATGACTTGGACTCAAACCTTTATCATCTGTCAACATCTTAAGTTTCTTTGTAGTATTTAATCCATCATACTTACTTAAGTGTTCTTCACGACTGATTACATATTGTTCACCAAATTGACTTAATGCAACATTCAGTGCTTCATAGTGTAATTCACGACTATCAATCAATACACCATCAAGATCAAATATAATTAACTTATTGTGCATCACGGTGTACCTTGTTGTGACGAACAATACTCTTACCATTACAAACCCATTTACATTGTGTTCTCATGCGTAATGACCATTCTACATCTTCTGCTTGATGATGAACTAATTCTTCATTGAAAGGTATTTTAGTTGCTAACTCTTTCTTAACAATCATAAACCCACCAGATTGATACATGCATAATGTCTGTGACCAATCATCATATGGTAATGATGCATACTGTGGAAAGAATGGTGAATCCCAGATAACCCAATCAGTGAAATGTCTTTTACCATTAATCAATAACTGTTGGCACGATGCAACATCCCAATCATTACCAAACTTAAGAAAGTTTGTATACCAATCTTTATCAAATACATAATAGTCATGCATCAATACTACATTCTCATACTTTGCAGATTGAACTAATGAATTTTTCTTTCGTGTGATCCAACCTTCTTTTTCAGATTCATCAAAGTAAATGTATTTTACAGTATCAGTATCTTCATGTTTGATTCCACCAATACATAAAATTTCATAATTAGGTATGTTTAGTGCTTCAATAGATTTAAAAACTTCAGTCAACTGGTCCATATTTTTATAGGTAGTTGTTATTCCAAATGTAAAATTCATACAAGCCTCATTATATCGTCAACGGTATTTTTAATTAAATGGTTTAGTGTTACAAACTCTTGTGCATCATCTATCTGCTTCTTTTTAACGCTTTTGAACTTCTGCATATACTCTACTAATTCATCATCATTGTTGTAAGTAAATCCAAATTCTTTTAATACTTTTGCACCCGCAATCTCTCTTGATGCCCATGGTGTTCTATTCAACATAGATTCCAATAACACAAGACCAAACCCTTCTTTGTGTGAGTGCATAATATATAGATCAGCTTCACTGAGTGCAGATAATACTTCATTTCTATCTTCAATCATTAATGCTTTAACACTATCAGTATCATTAGGTTTGATTTCATGTCTATTATCATATCCTGTTAATACTAATGTTACATCTTTTCTATCTACTTTACCAAATGCTTCTACTAACTCATTCATTGCTTTGTTAGGCCAGTATCCACCACATGATAGAAACATATACTTAGTAGTGATTCCATACTTCTCACGAAAACCTTTTTGTCCTACTGATACTTTATCATCTATACCATGTCTAATCTGAACTGATTTTCTCATAACAGATTTACGTTTAACATATTCCCAATCTTCTTGTGTTGAACAACCAAGAAACTTAACATTCTGAATTGCTCTTTGATATACATTACTTTCAGATGGAACAATAATCATAAACACAATTGGTGATGGTATCTTATTACAATTATTCAATACAAAATCTTGTAATCCAACATCACCACCATGAACAACAATCAAGTCCCACTTCTCTAACAATATAGATGCTTCATTAGATACACGAACACCATTTAAATCACCTTGATGTTCACCTGCAAATACTGCAACTTCATGTCCACGACTTAATGTTTCATCTGCCATGTCACGAACATAGTTTTCAGAACCACCAGGGTATGGTGCATATCTGTGAACAACATATAAAATCTTACTCATACTGTGCCTCTATTTCTCTACGCCATTCTGTTCTATCATATTGATGAACAATACAGAATTCTTTACCTGTGCTAGTTAAAACTTTACCGTTCTCAAATTTAGGACTTGGTTCTAATAGTTTAGGTCTAAATTCATCAATCTTTGATGGGTCTGCAGTAGTACCTAATTGACATGCCCATCCATCTTCAGATTTCATATAACGACTATATGAATTATCTTTGTATGGTAATTGTGATATCATAAAATTGAATGTTGATTGGTCACAAATAGGAATAGGGCGATTGATTGCGGCAGTAAAGATATTGATTGCAAGTGATTTCATTGCTTCATGTCTACCACCCAATACACCTACATTATAGATTTCATTATCTCTAAACTTCTCATGGATATATGGACCATAAGTTTCTAGTAGATTGTTATCACCCCAAGGTTCATCTTTATATAAAATACTTTCAGATGCAAACAATAGATGTTGGCGTTGACCTAATTGTTGATCTAAGAACTTTGATGGATTGGTTTGAAATATAACATCTTTTACATCGGTAGTAATTACATACCGATATTCATGTGTAGATAGATGTTCGTAGATGTGTAAGAATCGTTCTACATGAACAGGTAATTTTGATTGGTAAACTAGATTACCATCTTTATCTTGATTGAATCCTATGATGTTTACACCGCAACTTGCAACTTGATATGCGGTTTTTGAATCACAATTCATTAAGATAAGGGCAATATCGCCTTCAAATCCTGATCGTCTAATTGAAAGAACCCAATATTTAATTGTGTCCCACTTGTAATTGGTACTGCATCCTATAATCAAATCTTTCATTATAATCTCCTTCAATATTATATAGTTTTACTTATCCTCTTGTTAGAGTAAGTATTTTTTGTATTTGTGTTTCTAATGCAACTTTACGATTAGGCCATTTAATAATTGGTTGATCTGCAGTTTTTAATAACTTAGTAAGAAATGGCAATACTAATTTTTCTACTTCTTTTAATCTGTCTTTATATTCTTGAACGGTTTCATCTTTTTCCGCAATTACAGCATTATATTCTTCTTCATCAGTTGCAGTGAATCCAAAATCATCATCACCATACTCCAACATTATTTTATTTATATCGTATTTGACTGTCATTACTTATTCCAATTCTTTGTGGCAGTAAAGTTGTCATGTGAGAATTCTAATCTATCAATAAGTTTAACTGCACCACCTTTAAGTTTATCTACTGCAACAAAACCTTCAGGATTAGATATCTTGAATCCATCATCTGTGCGAACAAAAGTGCCTGCAACTTGTTTAATCTCTCTTAACTTACGAACAATCATATTCTTTGCATCAACTAGTTTGTTCTGTAAATCAAATATTAATTTTAATTGTGCAGTATTGGAACGATAGAATCTAAGCACTTCATTCTTCTCTGCAATCTTTCTTGTTTTAGTCTTTTCTAATTTTGCGGCAAGAATTTCTTTATTCTGTCTATCTTCTACCCATTTAATTAAATCTCCAGTATGTTGTGTTGTGTTCTTTATTTCTTGACCTTCACGAACTTTAGTATTATTAAATGTTTTGATTTGTATTAAGAATGTTTCACTGGTAGATATTCTATTCAGGGTCAATGAATTAATTTGACTGAGTATTCTTTGTGCTTCAAATATGTGTCTTGCTAATTCTAATGATTCTTGTTTAGTGAATGTTGCAGTACCAGAAGCATCAATGAAAGATGCATCACGATACCAAACATCTTTAGATGCCTTTAAGTTACCAATATCAATATTGAAAGATGATTTCATATCTGCTAGTGTATCACCACCAGAATATGCAGTATGAAATACAATACCCATTTGTGATGCAAGAATTGTTTTTGCTAATTTAGAATCTTCAGGTATTGCATAGACTAAAGTATTAGGTTGAAATGTAATATACTTTTCACCATTGATAGTTTCTTTTTTGATATCATCTTTAGTAAACATCATATCACCTTGAAGAATACCATCAATGTTTAATTTCTTAAGGTATTTCAATGCAATCTTTAATTTTACATTAAGACCTTCGCCTGGATGATTTGCGTCTATATCTGCATTTGTATAGTTTAGTTTAGGATTCTTTGCAAATACACCTTTAGTACCAACAAAGAATTTATCGTTTTCTGGATTGATACCACAGATGATTGCGGGCGCACCATCCCATTTAGTCGTTACATTGACTTTACTTTCTGAACTACTAGCAAGCATATCTTTAAGAGAATGAAGAAAGTTAATAGCTGCTTTAGAACCAGCAACACCATTATTTAATACTTCATCTTCTAAATGTTCTAGATGAACATTTTTGCCTTCTTTTGATTCGTTTATAAATTCTATGAATTTCATTTTAAGAATGGATTCTTTTTTCTTGTTCGGGGTTTAACAGAATACTTACTATCTGGCATATGTGCAATTTTAATTTCAGCTTGAACTTCATAAAACTCCGATCTAGTTGCAACACGAACTTTAAAATCTCCTTTACCACTAAGTAGAGGAATTGTAGAACCTAATTTAAATGGATCTGTATTTGAGATTCTATAAAAATCATCACCTGCTTGCATATAATAAGCAGGTTCTGCTTTACCTTCAGTATAATGTTCAGTTACAATTTTTCCTAAATCCATGTTAGCTTTATTAGCAATATATCTATTCACATTTGGTTGATCAAAAAATCTTTTCATGACTTCAAGTGGAACTGCACCTTCTTCTTTTAAACCACCTTTAGTAGTAGGAATCTTTAATGATTTAAAAGGAATACCAGAGAAAGCGGAAATACTTTTTAAGAAAATTTTAGTCTTTGGATCACTATTTAAAATATCTACTGCTGCTTTTGCTGATGGAGTTTTGTATGTTGTTTTCCATTTGCCATTCTCATAATAAACTCTTGGATTTGAAAGATTATCAGTGTGATTCATCTTAACTTCCATCCAATGAGATACTTCATTGTAAGTAATTTTCACATCTGCATAAGCAGTATCTCCTGGTGGTCTTACTGCTTTAACACCATGAATCTTATTTACATTTTTGTCAACATCTTTTTCATATTTATCTGAAGCTGAACTCATGAATATCTCCGAATTATGAAGTATTTATAATAACATAATTATCTTATAATGTCAAGCGAAAAACTTAGATAAATCATTCTTCTCAATATAATTAGAATTGCCT